GGTGGCCAAGTCTGGCGACCAGGTCAAGACGATCAGGTTCGGCCAGCAGGGTGTCTCTGGCAGCCCCAAGAAGGAAGGCGAGTCCAAGGCAGACAAGGCCAGGCGCGAGTCATTCAAGGCCAGGCATGCCGGCAACATCGCCAAGGGAAAAATGAGTGCTGCCTACTGGGCAGACAAGGTGAAGTGGTGAGGCCATGCAGATTCCAATCCTGAACGGCATCTACACCGACAACGGCCCGGACTTTCGCACGTCCTACCCGGTCAACATGGTGCCGGTGCCAAAGAACAGCGGCATCAGCTCCGGCTTCCTGCGGCCAGGTGATGGCATCGTGGCCAACGGCAGCGGCCCAGGCATCGACCGCGGTGGCATCAACTGGAACGGCACCTGCTACCGCGTCATGGGCACAAGTTTGGTTTCAGTTGACCAGTTCGGTGCTGTGACAGTTCTTGGCGATGTTGGGCCTGGTGGTCTAGTTTCTTTTGACTACAGCTTCGACCGCCTGGCCATCGCATCTGGTGGTCGGCTGTACTACTGGAACAGCACGCTCGGCCTGGTGCAAGTGACCGACCCTGACTTGGGAGTGGTGCTCGATGTGGTATGGGTGGACGGCTACTTCATGACCACCGATGGAACCAGCCTGGTGGTAACAGAGCTGTCCAACCCGCTGCAGGTCAACCCTCTGAAGTACGGCTCCAGCGAGGTTGATCCTGATCCCGTAGTGGCGCTGATCAAGCTGCGCAACGAGATTTATGCACTGAACAGAAACACCATTGAGGTGTTCGACAACGTAGGAGCTGAGTTTTTCCCGTTTCAGCGCATTGACGGTGCTCAGGTGCAAAAAGGTGTTGTCGGCACTTTTGCTTGTTGCGTTTTCATGGAGCAAGTGGCATTCCTTGGTAGCGGCCGCAATGAGGCACCAGGCATCTACATGGGAGCCAATGCGACGACCACCAAAATCAGCACACAGGAGATTGACGAAATACTGCTGCAGTACACAGAAACGCAGCTTGTAACGGTCAAGCTGGAAGCGCGCAACGACAAGGCGCACCAGCACCTTTACGTTCACCTGCCTGACCGCACGCTGGTCTATGACGCGGCAGCCAGCGAGGCGCTGGGCGAGCTGGTCTGGTTTACTCTAACGACCACAGTCGTCGGATTCAGCCAGTACCGTGCGCGCAATTTAGTCTGGGCTTATGACAAGTGGCTGATCGGTGATCCGCAGTCGAGCAACATCGGCTACCTGGTGGACACCATCGGTACGCACTGGGGGCAGAAGGTGCGCTGGGAGTTCGGCACGCTGATTGCCTACAACGAAGGCAATGGCGCACTGTTCCACGAACTGGAGCTGGTCAGCCTAACCGGCCGCGTGGCAGTTGGCGTCGATCCGATCATCACCACCAGCTACAGCCTGGATGGCCAATCATGGAGCCAAGACCGGCCACTGCGTGCCGGCACCATCGGCAACACCAAAAAGCGCCTGGCCTGGTTTCAGCAGGGCAGCATGCGCAACTGGCGCATCCAGCGTTTCCGCGGCGACAGCGATGCGCACCTGGCCTTCGCACGGCTGGAAGCGCAGATTGAAGGGTTGCTGTACTGATGGCAACGAATCCACGCATTAAGCTAGGACTGACTCGCGATCAGCTTGCTTTGTTCTTGAAAGATCATGAGCAGATCAAGCAGTTCGAGAACCTGTTCGCAGTAGCAGATGCCATTGCACCTGATGTTGTTAATGAGGTCAACATCGCTGCTGGCACTGCGCAGGCCACGGCTATCCAGGCACTAAGTCAGATCGCTGCACTAGCGCAGGAGGTAGCCATCTGCTGCTCGATCAGCGACATCAAGGGCACGCAGGCTTTGGATCAAATTGCCATGCTGGCTCAGGAAACTGCGGTCAGCATCGCATCAGCAGAGAACAAGGCCAACCAAGCGATGGCGCTGCTGTCCAGACTGGCTGAGGCTGTCGAAGGGCTGCAAATGCTGCCACCGAAGCGCGAGTTCAAGCGCAGCAGGTATGGCTCGTTCTATGACACCACCACACAGACAGCCACGGTCGTCAATACGGCCAAAGCCATCACTTTCAACACCACAGACCTGAGTCATGGCGTCTACATTGGCACGCCAACTTCTCGTGTCTACGTCGATACTGAAGGCATCTACAACTTCCAGACCAGCATCCAACTGGACTCGACGGTCGCCACAGACGAAGAGTTTTATTTGTGGTTCAGGCTCAATGGCGTAGATGTCACAAACTCCGCAAGCCAGGTGCGCATTCAGGGAAACAATGCCGAAGTGTTCTTGTCGCTGAATTTCTTCTTCAACTTGAAAGCCGGAGATTACGTTGAACTCATGTTCAGCGTCACCAATCTTGGCGTGCAGCTTCTGGCCTCTGGTCCTGTGGCACCACATCCAGGAATCCCATCCATCATTCTCACTGTCGCAAATAACATCGGAGGTATCCAATGACCGTCACCGTAAAAACCCTTGTGCCTCCCAAGCAAATGGAGGCCGTGCAGACCACGCAGTACACAGCCACGGCTGCCAAGGCGCTGATCGACAAGGCTACAGTCACAAACACCGACACTGTGAACCGCACGTTCAGCGTCAACCTGGTGCAGTCTGGTGGTGCAGCCGGCAATGCCAACCTGATCATCGATGACCGGACGGTCGTTCCTGGCGAGACCTATCTGTGCCCAGAGCTTGTCGGTCAAGAGCTGGACCCTGGTGCCTTCATCAGCACTATCGCCAGCAACGCCACATCGTTGACGCTGCGCATTTCCGGCCGCGAGATCACCTGAAGGAGTCCATGATGGAAGACGCAAAAATGCCCAAAATGATGCTGGCCGGCTTTGGCGGCATCCCCTACGAGGAGCCGTTCATCACTGCGGCCGAAAACAAGAAGAACACCCAGGTGGTGATCGACGACTGGATGCTTGGCCCCGAAAAGCCTAGCAACGAGCGCGGAGCCAACAAGCCCTACTGGATGGCGCTGGCAAAGGCCATGCAGTGCGACGAGGCTGAGGCCAGGCGCAGGCGCTGCTCCAACTGCGAGTATTACGACAACTCGGTCATGACCCAGGTGAAGATGGACAAGATTCCATGGAACCAGTGGGACGTGGGCGCAGGCTTCCGCGGCTACTGCAACAAGTTCGACTTCATCTGCCACGATTTGCGCTCCTGCCAGGCCTGGGAAGAGCGAGAGTTCGAGGAAGATTGACCAAATGGCAGATTGTGGGAAAATATGGTCCACTGAGCCGTCCGAGCAGCCAGTAGCTCACAGCCCCCACCAGGAGGATTCGATGAGCGATGTCGCGGTTCAGGAAGTTGCCAAGCAGGCCGGTGTGCCTGCCGAGCACCTGCCTATCTACCGCCTGGAGGCCGAGCTGCTGAAGCTCCCCCAGGTCGACATGCCTGTCGATCACGACTTCTGCAACGGCCTCTACGCTCGCACGATGCACATTCCGGCAGGCACAGTCCTGACTGGCGCAGTGCATAAAGACGAGTCCTTCTTCGTGGTTCGCAAAGGCCATCTGATCGTCACCACTGACGATGGATCGGCCCAGGTTGGCCCTGGCTTCATGAGCGTCACCAAACCCAACACCAAACGTGCTGGCGTGGCGCTGACGGACGTTGAGGTCACCACATTCCACGCCAACCCGACGAACGAGACAGACCCACAGGCCATCTGGGACATGTACACCGTCCCTGCACCGGCCCCTGTTCTTGAGGCCGTCCAACATCCGCACCTGGAGGGCAAAAAATGAGTTTTGGACTATCTGGAGCAGCACTTGCCGGCATTGCTGTCGGCGGCGCAACGCTCGTCTCCGGCCTGGCGCAGGCCGATGCTGCTCAATCTGCGGCGGCTGCACAGGCTGGCGCATCTGAAGCAGGCATTGCAGAACAGCGTCGCCAGTTCGATGCAGTGCAGAAACTGCTTGAACCCTACGTCACAGCAGGCACTGGAGCCATCGGTCAACTGCAGCCATTCCAGCAGGCTGGCGCGCAAGCATTTCAACAGCAGCAGGCTATTGCTGGCCTACTTGGCCCAGAGGCGCAGCGCCAGGCCATCAGTCAGATCGAATCCAGCCCATTCCTGCAAAGCCAGATTCAGCGAGGCGAGGAGGCGCTCCTGCAGCGTGCGTCAGCCACTGGCGGCTTGCGTGGCGGCAACATGCAGGCTGCTCTGGCGCAGTTCAGGCCGCAGATGCTGCAGCAGGCCATCGAGCAGCAATACGGGCGGCTCGGAGGCTTTGCTGGTGCTGGCTTGGGCGTGGCAGAACAGCTCTATCGCGGTGGCCAGGCATCGGCAGCCAATCAGGCTTCACAGGCCCAGGCTCTTGGCTCCAACATTTCCAACTTGCTGGGCCAGCAAGGTGCCGCACAAGCAGGCGCAGAGATTGCCCAAGGCCGAGCCTTCGGTGCGATTCCTGCGGCAATCTCTGGAGGCCTCGGCATCTTCTCCGGCCTCGGAGGTAAATTCTGATGGTCCAACCAATCAACTACGGCGTCGACATTCCAGACCCAACGCAGGCATTCCTGCAAGCATTTAAGACCGGCACGGCCGTCACTGAGGCGCGTCTGGCTCAAGAGCAGGCCGCACGCCAGGCTGAGCAGCAGAAGCAGATTCAAGACGCATTTGCGCGGCTGCGGCAGCCTGGCGCAACAGTCCAAGACTACGCCAACCTGTCCATGTTGCTACCCGAGACGCAGGCCAAGGCTGTGCGCGAGAGCTTCAACATGCTGACCACAGACCAGCAGCAATCTGCAAGGTCGCAGGCTGCACAGGTCTTCTCAGCGTTTCGCTCCGGCAAGCCTGAGATTGCCATCGGCCTGATCCAGCGGCAGATTGACGCCAAGCGCAACACTGGAGATGAG